CACGACGTGCAGCCGCAGCAGCGATTGCAGCTTCAGCAGGGTCTTGTTGACCACCCGGACGAAGAAGAGCATCTTCACTGAACAAACCACGAGCCTCAGATCGCATTGCTGTCATTTGGGTAAGCCCAGCAGCAATACGTTCTTGAATCACTTGACGCTCACGAGAATCACGAGTCTTTTCAAGGCGTTGTTGATCTTCCAAGATCTGTTTGTTGATTTCTGCCAAATCCTGTTGAATTTCAGCAGCACGACGATTGGCATCACCAAACCGAGACTGAGCATCAGGATTCAAAACCTGTTGAGCCATCTCGGCAGCATCATCAATATCAAAACGACGTTCCAGAGTATTGGCACCAAAACCAGCAAACGAGAAAGGATCCCGAACAAAGATTTCCCGAGCCACAGCAGCAGCTTGTGCTTCTGTGATACGGTTATCAGACGCGATACGATCCACAAGGTTACGAAGGTTGTTTCGATCATAACCAGCTTGGCCTTTAGTAAGAAGACCACCCCACACACCAGCAGATTGACCATCAGTGTCAAGATTGAGCATCTGCTCAAGTTCGACAATAGGATCTTCAGCTTGCATGAAGCGTTGTGTATCCACTTGGATACGTCCCATAGCAGAGCCTTCCAGACCCTGACGCATATCAGCTTCTGCACCAGCAATGATGTTGGTAGCAGCCACATCCTGAGTCACACTGGGAGCCAGTTGCTCTTGGAATGCCGAAGAGTTGGCAAGAAGATCTTCAGCCCACTGAGTTGCCTGAAGACGTTCAGCATCAGAGAAGTTTCCTGATTGAGCCAGATCTTCATTCAGAGCCTGAAGGAAATCAGTCTGGTTCAGGATGTTTGGATCTGCCATCCGTTCTTGGAAGATGTTTGCAGCAATATCTTGATTTTGCTGAGTAATATCTTCCATGATCTGCTGATCACCAGCAGCACGGAATGTATCAGAACCAGTCATGATTGCTTCAATCTGAGAGAGATTCAGAAACTGAGAATCTGCCAGAGCAGTCATCAAAGCACCACGAGGACTTGCACCTTGTGCTACAGCCGCAGTTGCAGATTGAGGAGTGAACTGACCAGAACGGTTGGCAAATTGTTGAGGATTGTCAAAGGATTCTGCCAACCATCCACCACCATCAGCAAGAAGACCTTCACGGGTATGATTAGTACCACCCCATACAGCTTCATTGCCAAAACCAAAGTGCATACGACCAGCACCCATATAGCTGTTTGAACCACCAATACCGGTGACACCGTTCAAACGAGCACGAGCAACCACTTCCTGAAGAATAGGAATGTGTTGTGGGTTGTTCCAGTCGAGTATGGTATCTCCCATGTAGAGATCACCATCAGCAGCATTACCATGATCATGACGATTGGAACCGGTTCCTTCTCCGGGATTCTGTCCACCAGAGTTCACACGGAAAGTGATACCCATGTCACCAAGAAAGCCCATGGCACGAGTCAATTCTGGAGACAAAGCACCATTTCGAATTGCATCTTGGTTCTGCATCTGAAGCCATGGTACATCTTCACCACCTGTTGAAGCTGTTGCAGCACCACCAGTGGTTCCATGAGTCTGACCATGAAGACGATCAGCCACATAGAGTCCAGATAGACCAGCCTCTTCAGCACGAGCACCTTGACGCCAGCGATGATCTTCCATGGCAACACCATGAAGATCTCCAAGACGAGCATCAGCATTCACTGCAAGACCAGTACGAGTATCTCGATCATTCATGATCGAACGGTTGTTCTGATAACCCAGAGCAGTTCCACGCATGTTCATCAGGTTAGCTTGCATCTCTCTCGAAATTTGAAGATCAGCAAGACCACCATTTGCAAGGAACGAATCAAATTCAGCTTCATCATTGATCCCAGCCAGACGACGTGCGGCTTCACGATCACCAATAGATTCTCGACCACTCTGGTAGCGTTCCAGAATGGATCCAGCCGCATCAGCAGCATTGTTGAAACCCTCATTGGCCTGAGCCAAAAGGGGAGCCACGTTCGGTTGGGCTTGGCTCAGTTCGCGCCATACGAGTCGTTGATCTCGGGACATGGGCTATTCCTTAGAGGCTGTGTTTGTCGATCTCACCTTGGACATCAGCTTCTGAACGAACGCCTTCAGCGTAACGACCACGAATCCGATCTTCCAAAGCGGTGTTGTACGTTTGTGTTTGGTTTGCGAGGTTGGTGTTCCACTGCTCACGAGCAAAGGACATCTGTTCTTTCGCCATCTTGTTGGCTTGATAAGAGTTCCAGAGGTTCCCTAGAACCTGAACACCACCAAGGATGAGGCCAGCACCACCATCTTTCGACCAGAAGTTTCCTGCACCACCTGTCTGACCAGCAGCCGTTCCCGGATTGCTCAGAACAGTGGAGGTATCAGTCACACCGCTGATAGGAGCAGAAACAGAAGCACCTGTCGCACCGACAGGGTTCGAAACCACTTGACCAGTGGCAAAGCCCAGATTTGACATATCCGAGCCATTCATCGTGGCATCGCCAAGAGTATTTCCCCAAGAGAGTGCAGTCATGATCAATTCCTCGGCAGTGTTTGTTGAATCTCTACGAAGTCATTTACCATAGCAAAGGTGAGATCTACAACATCTCCCCCAGTCATGGTTGTACGGCTGATATACCCATCTAGGGTTTCAGGAAGGTAGCCGCCACTGCCGCCAGTGTTCCGTGTCCCATCCATAAGGCTCATCGGATTGAAATTCAATCCGTTTTGGTTATAGAGGTCTTTCAGCATTTCATTGATCTTGTCCATCGTCTCTTCGTAAGCATCTTGTTCCCCAACAAGATCTTCTTGCATCTCAGCAATATTGCCCTGAACCCATCCAGCATAGCCGTTTGCCAGAGCATTACCCAGACCCAAGATACCTTTTGCAGAGAAGATCTTCATACCCGTCATTGCTGCACCGATTGCGAAACCAGCAATAGCAGCAAACAGAGCACCCCACTTCTCACCGAAGAGAGTAGTACCTACGATCTTCAGAACTTCAGCAATGATGATCGAAGCAATGTAATTGGCCACCACACCTGCTACGAGGGCTGCTGTACCTGTAAGACCCAAGGCTGTACCAAGCGCGAGATTACCTCCCAGAATCCCACCACCGGCTGCAAATGCACCGGGAAAAACAATAACAGCCACAATCAAAATGGCAATGATCAAGAGAATCTTGAAGATCCCTCTCTCATACCATCTCTGTTTTGTCACTTCATAGCTGTTAAATAGGATGTGTGAATTGGCTGTAGCCATTTGGGTATAATCTACAATCCCTATTTCCAACATGGTTGGATAATGGAGTGGAACCAAGAAACCAGACTCCTCAGTATCCTGAAGAGCTTCAGTTGAAGTAATGACAACTGCTTTACCACCGTAAATGTAGTTGTATGATACAAGACCCCATACAGTCATAACTCGATAAGATCCGGGATCAGTTTGCCACCAGATCTCCATCGAAGGAATTGACTTCTGAATTACTCTTTCTTTTTCTCCGTCTCGTGTGTTGTAGGATTCTCTTTCTTCCCATGTAAAAGGAGTTCCCACACGCAATTCGATATCGTTATTCTTAGCTTGCTGTCCCAGAACATCAGAATCCTGACGAGTGAAAGTTCCATTGAACTGGTCCACTTCTGCATGGACCCAAACCATACGAATATCGAAACCAAGAGAAGCCTCTGCCAGTGTAATGGTATTCGTTGGAGGAGGGCTGATAGCAGGAATCTCAGGACGAGGAGGAAGCTCAGTCCAAAGTCTGTCTTGGTTCATATTTGCAACTTGAGTCTCCCAATCACGAAGAGCTTGAAGAGCAGCATCATATTCATCTACTTGAGTTTGAAGATTGGCCATTGCCGATCCAGAGCCACCAGACTGAAATGGAATCATCTTCTGGAAGAAATTGAATATGTATCGACGACAAGCCATCTCTTTTACATTCAGAGATGCTCCAAAACAGAGATAAGCATAGTCGATGTCTGCAATTGAAGGATTCTCTTCAACAGATTCTACAAGGGATCCAAATTTCCTTTTGTATCCAAAACCTCTTTTATAGGCTTTGGACATGTCATCATAGAGATCTGCATACACTGGATCTGCCACAGATACGTTGTTGATCCTAACTGGCATGAAAGGAAAGAATTCCTGCGGCAAACCAGAAACATCAACATCTTGAACCAAAGCATCAAGAATCGAGTTTCCTGTATTCAGTTCGTAGATGAAGATTTGCTCTGGCCCATACTGATTTCCACTCAGAAGAATCTGAGTATCAATTCGATGAGTGTATTGATCAGTTACCTGTTCTCCTGTGGTAGTTTCAGTTCGGGTTTCAATTACCCCACCACCCAGATCAGTCTGAGTAACTACCACATTGGAATAGTCATTGGTCACTACATCTGTTGCTTGGATATAGAGAAGCTCACGAAGACCCTGAACCTGAAGACCACTCACAGAGGTTACGGTTTCCTTTTCCCATTCCTGATTCCAATTATGGACTTCTCCCGGCACATCAGCATCGACGTTTGTTTCGACTTGAAGATCAGGATCTCCATTGTTGTAAGAGAGAATTGTATTACGAACTCTCTGAAGAGTGACAGGAGTGAAAGTTCCTGAAGTCACAAGATTGGTGAAGCCTGTCGTATCAGGCAAAACAGGATCGTCTACTGTCTCAGAACCAGTCTGAACAGCCTCTTCGCTTTCATCCAGATACTCGATGTACTTTGCCACGATATAGCGTTTCGATGGGCTATAGACTGGAGCAATGTTGTTCGTCCAAATGAAGGTATCGTTGTTGGGAAATTCCACAGAAAACTCATTGGTACTTGGTTCATATTCACCAAGCCAATCTTCACCAATTCGAGTTGGATGATTCTGTAGAATCCATCGTTCGATCCAAGACTCAAAAGATCCATCAGTCACTTCAGCAGCATAGCACCTGAGATTCAAACCAGCAGGAGCAGGAGGTACTGGAGAAAGAGGGATCTCAGGCTGAACATCCAAAGGATTCAATGTGACTGTATTCACGATTGATGCAGTAGGAAGTCCGGGAAAGTTGTTTCGATCATAGTATTGAAAGAACTGTTTTTGCTGAAGCCCCGGACCACCCATGTAAGCTGTATTCAGGTCATCAGCGATAGACGGACTATTACTGATCACGGACGAGAAGACCGTGCCTTTCAGGAAATCAGGACGGTCCCGTTCATCCCCTGCCATGTTGTAGAGGGTGGACGAGACCGTAATGATTTTCTTGGAGGAGAAGAGACCCATGACTTCTCCTTACAGGTTGTTGTTCGTCCGGATAGCTCCAAGCACATCACCCACCGCATCGACTTCAAACTCGATAGCAGGCTGCACAGCATCATCCAGAGTTTTACGAGTGATCCACGTATCGAGAAACAGCTTACCAGCCTTTTGTTGAGCATCCTTGATGAAGCTGTCGATCTGCTGATCGTACAGATCCTTCTGCTTTCCGATCTGACCTTCAACCGTTGCACCATCCGAACGAGTGTCCAGAGTTTGAGCACGTTCTTTCTCACCCTGTTCAGTGGTAAGAATGATCTGCTTTCCAAGCAGGGTAAGCTGCGTCGGAAGGGTGTTGTTCAGGTTGTAGTCCTTGATGTCTGCATCCACGTCGAGGTTACGCTTTTGCAAACCAATGACACCAGAGATCGGAGTAAGACCATCACGACGGGTATCGAGAGTGTTTGCACGCTCTTTCTCGATCTGTTCAAAGATGAGTTCCGACTCAGCAGGCTGACGAACATTGACGACGTGCTGAGCCTGAGCCAGTTCAATCGGCAGAATGTTGTCACGCTTGAAGTCTTCGATATCCGCCTGAGTGGGGATAATGCGATCACGTTGCAGCAACTGGATATCGCGTTCCAGAGGCTGAAGAACACGGTTCTGGAATTCAGCGATTGCAGCCTGTGCAGGCAGGATACGATCCACCTGAACCTTCTGAACAGCCACACCGGTTGGCATCACTTGCTGACGCTCATAGTGTTTGATGGCCAGATCAGCAGGCAGCAGATAGTTGACCGTGTATTCTTTGGCAGCCACATCCGCAGTGACTGCATCATGAGAAGCCTCTTCCGTAGCGATCTGCATCTTGGTCAGTGCATACTGAGCAGCAGTCAGGTTCATTTGGAAGTTGGCATTCAGAGCTTCAATCTTGGTTCGCTCCAGATTGATCAGAGCCTCAGTGGCTTGAATCTGAGCGATACGTGCCTGCATCTGAGCAGTCACAGCATTCCAGCGAGATTGATCTTTCTGTAGAACGAAGGAAGCAGCTTGTCCCATCACCTGATTCGCCACAGCGGTATAGACCTCTGCGTACTGTGAACCAGTGATTCGATTACCCTTGAACTCACGCTCAAGGTGCTTGTCCATTGCGGTCATGAACACGTCAAATGCACCAGTACCCCCGATGGTATTCTCACCGAGGGTTACTTCTGCGACGGTTGCACCAACAATGTCCTTGTAAAGATCAGTCGTCTCATCCGGAGTGAAATCATACTTCGGATCAGAGAAGTCTGGGGACGGAGGAATCGTCACACCAGCAGTGAGGGCCGTGAACAGGTTATTCGCCAGAGTAGACGAATTGTCAGAGTTTACGAATTTATCAGACATGGCAAATTCTCCTTGGTTCACGACCCTCTATACGCTTACGCAGCAGTCGTGTCGATTGCTCCGCGTGCTTTCTGGTCATCGCCCAGATTCTTGAGTTCCTCAGCAGTCAGAGGTTCAAGATATTCGATGGCGAATTTCCGTTGTTGAACAGTGCGATATTCTTTCACACCAAAGCTCTGACCCGGACGTTTGACCTCTTTGCGGACATTGAAAGTCCGACTCTTGAGTTCATTGATCAGGATCTCAGGCACATGCCAGCCGTAGTCATTCTCTTCACCAAAGGGAATGTACTTCGACACCTTGCCCGTGAACTTGTTGTAGACCGTGACAATTGCACCTTGCAGCGAAGAGTCAGCAGGATCCAGATTCGAAACACGCACACGATGAAGACGCATTGCCTTCGCACGAACGATAGCACGTTTCTCGATGTCAGACAGACCCGCAGTATGGGGGTCAATTTCTGCCAGTGCAGTTTTCGGAAGATCCAGAAGTTTCCGCTCTTTCTTGGCAGCAGCCTGAGCCTCAACGACTTCAGGTTTCGAAGCCAGAGCAGCCATGATGGGGTCATCTTCATCTGGCTTGGATTCTGCTTCGAGACGAGCTTCCAGCACAGGAACGATCTTCTCTTTCAGAGTCGAATTCCCTGTGTTACCGGAGAAAGTCACTTCCAGTTCATTGGCGATAAACCGCAAAACTTCTTTGTCATCCGTCTCCATGACCAGAGTCAGGAGTTCTTCGTTGGTTTTGTTGGAGATATCATCCATTGGGTTCATCCTTTGTGAGTTACCATGGTGAAGTCCGCTTAACACAGACTAAATACCTTGGCAAATGAAAGAGGCCCCACTAGGGGGCCTCAATCAGTTCATATGGAATAGACTTATTCCGGGATCGGGCTGTACGCCACGGCCATCCGCTCACCACGGAGCTTGATGAAGCCGTAGAAGAACTTGATCGAGGAGAACCCGATCTTGCCGTAAGGATCACTGCGGTCAGCAGTTTTCTCACCCGGCTTCTTCACGATGATCCGGAACTTCGCCTTCGCACCAGTACCCATGCCTTGCAGACCAATGGTCGCAAATGCCTGATCACCGATCACGAGCAGCGGAGCCACGTCGTAACGACCACCGGTCGCTTGGTAGCCACCATTGGTGCCTTCAGCAGCACCAACACCCTGCCAACGCATCATCTGCGGAACCACAACGATACGGAGATGAGCAGTTGGGATTGCCCCGATCTCACCGTTCATAATGGTTGCAGCATCGGCGTACTTCTCCACAGGCACGAAGTCTGCCCACTCCGAGATCATGATCTGGAGTTCGGAGCCGATGTAGGCGATACGCGAAGCCGAGATCGTCCGGGTATCCGTCATACGGCTACCTTTGATGATCGTGGTCTTCTTGGGCGTGCGGTTGTCATCCAGAGTCACCGACAGACGCTTCAGGTCAGTAACAGTCAGAAGATCGACCGCACCTTGAGCACCCGAGATATTGTGAATCGCAGTTGCGACACCCGGATACACCTTCACATCAGCAGCAGCCAGCAGGTCAGCCTGAAGCAGATCTTCGTTGATCTCGTTCGCACCGCGCAGCATCTCACGGCTCAGGTGGCCGTAAAGATCGGAATCGGTATCGAACATCAGCGAATCTTCAGTCCATTCCATGAAGAAGCCGTACTCTTGGATTTCACCCTTCCGTTCCAGACGAGTGAAGCCGACACGGTTGACACGACCACCTTGCTCAGTGAGCATCGGCATCTTGCCAAGGATCGTACCCACATCACGGGAACCACCATACAGAGCACCGACGTTCTCTTGCTTGACACCAGCACCAGCAGCCGTAATGGCAGCATCAGCATCGGTCTCGTTCGCATAGTGAATCACGTTGTCCGTAAGAGTGATCAGGGCAAGACCCGTACCACCCGAACCATCAGCACCAGCGGTGGCGACGACTTGAGCAGTACCCGTAGCAGAGTTCACGTTGTCGTTGATCGCAGTCACAGCAGCCGCTTTCGAGACGTTTGCAACACGAACACCCGAAATCGGGAACGTGACAGTGAACGTGCCGGGAACACGAGCAACGCCATTGGCGTCGATACCCTGATCGTTGACGTTCAGATCGTCCAGCATCGGGACGTAGTAGAACACCTTCAGTTCCTTGCCGTAGTGTTTCGGCATCGAACGGACATCAGCCAGCGGCGAGAAGTACATCTCTTCCGCAGCGTCGATCAGAGATTTGCGATCCCAGTAGTGGGTGTTGAACTGAGGGCCGACACTGGATTGGGGCGAACCCGAATCCCCGACCTTCGGAGCGTTGTAAATCTGAGTCACGGCGATATCCTTTCATAGATGTGAGAGACTCAGTTGCGTTTATTCGGGAGGAGCCATTTTCAAGAAGTCCTCATCCGACATCTTATTGAAATCAGGCATGGAGTTCGGTTGGTTTCCAGTCTGTTTCGTAGGAGGTGTCGAAGAAAGATGTGGATTGGCGACAGGCTTCTTCGGTGCCTGTGGCTTCCTTGCTCCCGACGCTACTGGCTGTCCTGTTGGTTGGTCCTGTGGCTGAGTAGCCAAAGGAGCCATCGGAGTGCCATGTGCAGCGGGTTGTGAGGCCGATTCGAATACTCCTGCGTTCTTCATGGCCAGTCCGACCTGATCAAACGCTGCAAGGAACGGAACTCCACGAAGGTAGCCCTGTGCCTGCTGATATTCCAATTCAGCCACTACTTTGTCGTAAACACCCGAGCGTTTCATCTCAGTCAGATTGCCCAGAATACTGGGGTCTTCCCTCAATTTAGCTTTGGACGCTGGATCCCACTTTGCATGAATCTCGCTAACCAGAGCCTGACCTTCAGGAATAGCAATTGCTTCGTCCAGTGCATCGCGGAACGCATTGTCTTGAGCGTTTCCACCGTAGTTAGTGGCCTGATAACCGGTTTCTTTCTCGGTATCAAGATCCATTGGGTCGATATTGTGACTTTTCAGCAACTTGGCAATTGCATCCTTGTTGCCTTTCATCAAGTCGATTGCAAAGTTCAGCTTGTTCTGATTGGCCAAACCATTGTCAGAAAGCATCCGATTCATTGCTTTCATTGGTTTGATCTCTTGCATACGACGTGAATAGTTCACGCCTTGTTGCATGAGTCGAATAGCATCTTCTGGACTTCGAACAGAGAAATCCTTTCCATCAGCTTTGAAAGGAACAGTGATCTTCTTGTAGAAGTCTACGGCTGCATCAACACCCGCAGTATCCATTCCTTCAGGAAGTTTGTAGTACCCAGCTTTTGCTGGAGTTTCAGCCTTTACAGGCTTTCCATCTTCGGCTTTCGCATCGGGAGTCTTCCCTTCTTTCCCGGTGTCTGCATCGGGCTGCTCACCTTCTTTGGTTTTTGCATCATCCTTGGATGCTGATTCTCCTTCACCGGCCATCGGGTCTGCTTTGGGACCGTCTTTGTTCGCTTCTTCGAACTCGGCATCGGACTGGGAATCAGAGCTATCCCCGGCATTGCCAGACTCAGCACCGTCAGTGCCGTCGTCACCATCCACAGTTTCATTGGTGTCAGGAGTTTCTTCAACTTGTACATTCGGAGTTTCCTCTTCGACTGGAGCATGAGTGGTGAAATCAGTTTCACCTTCGGGCATGTTACCCGAAAAGTCTTCTTCATCCAGTTTCAGGAAATCCTCATCGGACATGTTTTCGAAGTCTTTGAGTGTCGTCGGTTTAGCCATGATCTTTCTCCATCATTGGGCAAAATTGATAGGCAAAAGCCGGGGATTACCCGGCCAATGCTGCTTCTTCTTTCAGTGCGATTTCTCGGGCTTCTTCCAGAGCAGCAAGTTCTGCTTCTGCAATACCACCCTGTTCAACGAACATTTTCATGTAGTTCCGGAAAGAACCAACAGCACGAATGTCCGCAGAGCAAGCATCCAGAGTACCTTGCGTGAGACGGCCTGAAGCCATCAGATCAGCAAGTCGTTTGGGTTCGTCGTCGAGGTATCCGTCGATGATTAGAGATTTGAAATCTTCATTCTCTGCCAGACGTTTGGCTGCCTCACTCCGTGCAATGATACCCTCATAGTGGGTCTTTGCTTCAACATATTGTTCATGAGTGAGTTCGATCTCTTGGGGTTCTTCTTCCCCCATGGAAGCGTTGTACAGATCCATGTTTCTTCTCCAGTATTGGACCGGGGGACTGAGGTATTCAGTCCCCCTTCAGTCTTACTGGGTGCTCAATGGACCAATCGGAAGCTGTTGTCCAGCCAATTGTGGTGGAACCATAGAGGGATCTCGGAAGCCGGAACCAAGTTTTGGAGCAGTATCGTTATCGTTCTTGGCTTTAGTCAGTTCGTTAAAACCGACTGCTGCTTCGATGTTCTGGCTTGGAGCTTCACCTTTCGTCAGAGCTTTGGTGATTTCCAGATCACGATTTCCGCGTGCCTGAGCACCCATCTTCTGGATATCCTGACGATGTTTTTCACCGCTACCAATCATATCCACTTCTTGGAAGATCTGAGCAGCTTTGGCTCTTGCTTCTTCGGCTCGTGCAGCATCGAGTTCAGCTTTTGCCTGAATTTCAGCAAGCTGAGCTTTAGCCATTGCCACCTGCATTTCATCAGGAGGAGGTGGCTGATAAGTACGAAGCATTTCTGCCAGATCAGGCATACGCTTGAGATCTGCGATCTTGCTGAGAATGATGTTCCGAATGTTGGGATCCATTTCCGGACCAACAGTCTGAAGAACCATACCAAGATCATTGGCACGTTGTTCATCAACCGATGCAGTGGAGATGTCCACTTTCAGATCGAAGTTACCCATCAGTTCTTCACGAGAAATCTCTACGAACTGATCATGAGTAACACGAACAACTTCTTTTTCGCTCAGGAACTTAGCGTTCATAGCGATGATCTTTTTTCCGATGTCCTGCATACCTTTTGCAAGACGACGAAGAATACTCATTTCACGAGTTGCAGCAGAGTCCAGAGCACCACGAATACCGGTAGCAACGCTACCGTAAGCATCACCTGAAATCCCACCGGAAAAGCTCTTAACACCTGTGAGAGCTTCAGCTTCTTGGTTCTGGGCCATGATCGTTTCATGAGCACTCCTCGGAATCTCCGGATACACCATCTGCTGGATATTGGCACGAGGATCCCCATTGGGATTGAACTCGAAATCCTCACCATTGGTGAACCGACGCTTGTTGATCGGATCGAGGAAGCCTTTGGCATAACCAGTCTGTGCGTTAGCAGAACGACCCATAAGGTCAATCATACCACGGGTCACAGCACCGATGATACGCTGATTGTCTTGCAGCAGCGAAGCATCTGCTTCACCGAACACAGACTTCAGGATTGGCATATACGGAACCAAGACAAACGGAGGACGATTGTCTGGGAACGGGTTTTCTTGCATCTGAATGATGGTGTTTCCAACCCAAGTCACCACGATTGGAACCATTACACCAGTATCCTGAGTGTCGAATAGACCCCAGTATTCATAGACCAGAACCGGCTGCTTGTCCGAATTGGTACGCATATCGGTATGAGGAGTCTGAGACTCATGATCTGGATTTCCATGCTGGGACTGAATCTTATTCGCTTCCCAGTCCACTTTGTCCAAATTCTTGTACTGTTCTTTTTTGGCCATCAAGTCAGACTTAGTGGCTTCATATGTGTAGATCATGTACGAAGCGCGTTCCCAATCGCCTTCACATGCAGGATCGACAAACAGGTTTGCCACGTTCACGATGCGAAGAGATGGGCAGTTCTTGCTCATGACTTCTTCAACAGTCATGGTCGTACCATTCTGTTTGGCTTCAACTGGCTGCTGAAGCTCAAGAGTCTTTTCGGCAGAAGCCTTCAAGGAGTCAGGCAAGGATTCGTACTCAGGTGCTTCCGTCTGAAGCATCTGGGCAGCCTGAATGATCATCTGTGCTCCCTGATCATCCATGACCGGGAAATAGTCGTAGTTGGGAACTTCAACTTCGCGGGTCATGTATTCCCGCTCCCAACCGACACGAACCACAACAGAACCTTCGTCCACAGCAGTGCGGATGTAGCGATCAATAAAATCGACCTTGTTGATTTTGGTATCGAACTGCCAATTCAGTAGAATCTGGTTCTGTTTGGCTTTGGGGCCATCTTCCTCAGTACGAGGAAGAACCTCAAACATCCGATCCGTGTTCAGGAACGGTTCAGTCAAAGCTGGATATCGCCACTCGTTGTGTTTGCGAATGAGCTTTGGCTGAACCGCTGATCGACCGGGTTTGGCTTTCTTCGGGGCTTCAGCACCCGTAGCATTTCGAAGATCCAACCATCCTTGGACATTGGATTTTTGATCATCAGTCTCAGTACGAGCAAACTCCAGATCAGAGAGAAGCTCAGTCAGAGATGGTTCTTTCTTCCAATCAGTCAGAGATTCAGACTGCTTTTCAGAAGTCAGTTCGTTTGCATCAACAGGATCATCGCCAGAACTTTGGTTCTGGTTGCTCGACTGGACGTACATGTTCATCTCTTCTTTCACGGCGATGTTCCTTATTTCAGGATCTCAGAGAGTCGTTGATAACCCTCTACAGCAATTTCTTTTTCTTGACCACATTCGATAAGAGCATCGCCAAGACGACCCATTCTGATCTCATCTGAACCAACAGAAGAACCTGAAACTGTCCTGATTACATCCATTGGATGAGGACATGGTTCGACTACGTTCTCAGGGAGTTCTTGGATCCGTAGACCATCTCCGCTCCAACCTGCGCAAGCCGCCAGTAGCAGCAACGCCGGGAGCAGAAGCACCGTCCGCAGTGAGGGCAGCATTTTCAAGTTCATCAATCAACCCTTCTCGTTCGATCTGAAGTCTTAGAATCTCAGCAGCCTTTACAGTGAGATCTGCTTCAAGATCAATGACATCGTTCTGAAGTTTCTGTTTTTCTTCAGCGAATTTCTCAATCTGGTTCACTGTTCCCTTGTGAAAACCATAAGCAAAAGTCGCTCCCAAGAGAGCGACTGTTACTACAAGCATGATGAGTTGGCGTTGTCCGATCATCGTGTAATCATCCTGTCACGAAGGATATCCCCGATTACACGAGCATCACGAGCACGAGTATCACCGGGAAGAACCTTGTAATCCCATTTGAATCTTTGCTTCACACCCAGAGTTTGCTGAACTTCAGCATGGCTAAGTGTAGTCCATGGCGATACTGGAATATCGTATTCCTCACAAAGATCCATGGTCCAATCGAGCATAGCATCAATGCCTTCCCATGTCAGAGGATTCGTTCCCCAATTCAAAGGAGATTCGACTGCTCCAGCCATGGCATCGACAGAAAGCCCAATCCATCCTGTGTTCATAGATTTGGTATGCGATGCACCCACTCCGGCACGCCAATCGTAATTGACCTGATCCTGCACTGTGTGATTGCCATCGTGTATGTTGCCCATACGATCAAAGATCCAGTTGTAGTGATCACGTTCAAGTTCAATAACGCCATGAGCACCAGCAGTCCAATGCCAGACAACCCCACGTACTCCCCGAGTGAACAGGTCTTCGACATTTCGAACTCCTTTGATTTTCATGGCTTCTTGGATCCCTTGACGAGTCTTTGGTCCAATCATCCCATCAACAGTCAAAACGGGACCACCCATGATCCCGTTCACTTGTCCTTGGTATTCTCGTGCTGAGTACATCATTCGACCCTTTCGAGTAGATCATTCAGTTCGTAGAAAGGATTTGAAGGATTGTAGACATCAGAACAGAACTTTTCAGTCTGATCATTAACTCCCGAATCCCGAGCATCCACATCATATCGAACACAAATGAAAAATGGAAATGTGGGTACGACTGGTGTGTTCATATCCTGTTCATTGTCAAAGAAAGCAGCCCAAGTCCAGATCTTGTGATCATCTTCAAGAGCGTTGTAAGACCCCGATCCACGACGGGAAGTGATACGATCACCACCTGCTTCATGAATACTGGCAATCCATGTTCCAGTCACATTCTGAGTAGCATCAGCATCATACTTGATGACAGGAATATTAGATCCTTCCACCCCAATGATCTCCACTGTAGCTGATACAAATGGTCGATCAGCCCAGATGAAATCATAGACTCTGAATGCAAATGGTTCCATCAAAATCATGAAAATGCAGAACAATGTTCCTGCAATCATCACTCTCAGATCATCTTTGTTTTGGGTTGTCTTCTCTACCCGAAGTTGGGGGATGTATGAATGATTCTCATTCATTGGACTTCTCCTCGTCATTGGGGAGATACTCACGACGTTGTGATTCCAGAGTTTTAGTTGATTCACCTGCGATGGAACGCTCGACAAGAGTCACGGCCACCAAACCAATAAGAAATGAAGCAGCAGTGAGTGTCCCCATTGCTCCAGCCATTTCATCTGGCAACTCTCCAATCCAAGGTTTCATAATCACAGGCCCAAGAACTCCGACACCAAATGCAACGGCACCACCCACGAATACGACACGAACTCCTTCTTTCCAAGAAGTTTTAAGGACAGCAGCCCTTACCGAGCCGCCAAGCATCCCGAAAAAAGTCAGGATAGTGGCACGTTGGTTGAATACTTCTCCGAAAAGGTTTGGATCGTTTTGAGACATCAGACGAAACCCCTATCTTGGAATCGGGTATCTTCGTCAACGACTTCGGATGTCCCGGATGAGTTGTTTGTTTCATCATCGGCCATCATCTTCAAGTACAACCCGTAGTAGGAGTCACCTTTGGCCGTATGCTGCTCTCCACCCATATGGCTCAGGTACAGGCCGCTCACGTAAAGCACAAGTGCCTCATACATGTGTGCAGGGATGTCGATGGAATCAGTCAGACCAATAACAGGGTGTTTGGCTTGGAAAACCACATCCACAGAATGCTGATAGTTTTCAAGGAAGTAAGTCGAGAATCGAATCGTCGAACTTGATGGAAGAGTCACATGTTTGTTGCTCTTCGGAACAAAGACACGCTTGTTCTTTTCTTCCAGTTCATAACCATTCAGAACAGCTTCAATTTGAAGAACACGGATCATGTTTTCAAAATCAGCAGCAGGAGACTGATCCAGAGTATAGATGTTCTGACCGGCAGTCAGGGTCAGAATGGCCCGAGACTCCAACAGTTTCTTCTTGGTGAAAATGTCAACCAATCCCTGATTGGTCAATTCAAGGAGTTGATCCTCATGACCGGGGTTGATCTCACCTGTATCCGCATCATCGACCAGAGCAGTATTTTTCAACTGACCATGAGCGAGCTTCGTTGTGAATTCTTCGAATGTGACGATCATGGTATTCCCTCATACGATGTAAGCCTCAAGTTCGGTTGCATACTCTTCTTCTTGAAGAGCATCACCCCAGATTACTGTTTCTGTTGGTTCCTTCTCAACCTCAATGGGTTCTTCAGGATTCGGAGTCCAAGCATTCAGGAGAGGAAGCATCGAAATAGTATCGAGACAATCATCCTTCCCTTTGATACCGTCCTTCGTGGCCAACGAGATTTGTTCCATGAACAAGCCCAGTACCCGAGTTTCTTTCATCTCAAGGGGGAAGCTGATCTTTCCAGCCTTGAATAACGGAACAACCAACTGAAATCTAGAGAGCTTATCAGTTACAGGTCGAATACCCGGTTTGCCCTTCTCATGAGTCAAGTTGAAATAGATCCCACGATGGTTCATTTCATTCATGATCCAAGGAATGAATCCACCCTGTTGACCAGAGATCTCCACCGCTGTCCCCATTGGTTGGTATTCCTGAACCAAGCGAAACAGGTCATTCATGGTTTTGTCCATGGTTTGGCGTTCGCAGACACCATCCACCCATGTCCAGTTGGAATCCTTGTCATAGGCCCAGACTGAGATCACGGAAAAGTCAGCAGTCTGTTTCGACGACGTAGCAAAGTCCGTGGTGATGTAGAAGTTGTAGTTCCGACGCTGAGACATGATGTCCTGACGAAGCGTCCACTTGATGTCTGCTTCCTGAACCAAGCGAGATTCATCACTCGTGATTCGAAGCATGAGTTCCTGACGGAAGGACTTTTCTTTGCCTTCCTTCACAGCCGAGTCATACATCTCACGCACGTAGTCGTAAGTGAATCGGTCTTCCCATGCACCAGAAAAGTCTTCACGTTCACAGGGGAATTCCTTGCAGATCGGCCAAACGTTCACCTCCCAAGCACCAGACTCAATTGCCCGATACACGATGTCTTCCTTATTGAAGGGAGTTCCATTCAGAATCATCTTGTGACGAGTCGGATCCAAAGCATACTGCACACCCGAGTACACGGTATCGTTGATCGCTTCCATTGCAGTAGGAGACTTCGAATCAGCATCTGAGATCAAGTCGTCCATCACAGCCAGAACAGGACGACGGTTGAAGATCTTGGTTCCTCGAATACCAGACTTGGCACCGAACATCTTCACACCAAATTTTCCACCCTGCTTGTTGTGAAATTCCATGTAGTTCTCAGTGAATCTCACACCTTCTTCCGGCATCCATGTCTGAAGGAACTCCGAGGAGTAGTATCTGCTTTTGATAGATTCCCGAGCAGACTTCACACCATTGTCCATCGAATCTGAGATGTAGAGCATACCGGGAACAGTTCCGAATCCCGGAATCTTGTTGAACATTGCCAAATACAGAGTGAGGTATTCCATGAAGAGCGTAGTTTTCGCAGTACCACGAGCACACAGATTCGTGATCTTCTTGTGCTTGGTCGGGAGTTTGTCCAGCATCGCAAGGTGCATGACCGGGGTCTTGTTGTCTTCACCCCGGCCATCATTACAGAGCTTGATGAAGTTCATGAACTCCAACGCAAATTTCGACGGACGGTATCCACCTCCGTTGAGCCAATCGAAATCGACTTCGTTCAGATAATCATCGACTGATTTGCGTCCGAGAAAATCACTCATCCTTCACCTCGACTGCATCAGGAATGTTCAGCGGAAGTGCTGCAACCTCTTGTACAGACATGGCATTTCCTTCGATGGTTTTCATCTGCATTTCTGCCATTTCTGCCAAACGAGCTTCCAGAGCCTTCATCCCATCGTTCATTCCGATCTCGACTTTCAGTTCAGCCTTGTTTGTTTCAGGCTTTTTGAGATGAGTCAGAATCGAGTTTGCTGCTTCCACCCGAACCTTATCACTTACGCTTACGTCGTTCATGATCTCATACTGGGTGTTAAGTGCAGATTGAAACATGTCCTGATTCAGAACCCATGTTGGAATCATGGCTCGTTCATAAACCATATTCACCAGCTTGCCTTTGTTGTAGGCAGCCACATAGGAAGCGATGTCTTTTGGCTGTCGCCCGTCAGCAATCATCTGTTTGTACCGATCAGGGAACGTCGCCTTGTAGGCATCGAGATTCGATTTACCCATGACTTTGTGAGACACGTACATAACTGCACGCACGTAATCGCCCAATTTGAAGCGACCCTCACTCAAGACTTGGCTGAAGGTAACGAAGTTTTCTCGGATGTACCGAGCTTCCTCCGGATCCTTGGACAAGTTGTTGAGTTGATTCACCATGTCTTGGGTGATAACTCCTTTCTGCCCTGCTGGCAGCGAGTCCTGTACCTCTTGAAGTGTCAGCATTGCTAGAAGCTCCATATTCGTGATATTGCGATACTCACAATGGCCTATAACCTAAACCAAGACTGGAAAGCAAATGCGTCAATCATGCTCTACCAACTATGTTTGCAATCCCATCTGGTACACCATCGCTGACAAGACGGAAGAAGGTGGTGAAGATGTGATTGCACAGGCAGCCGGTCCTCACGCAGTGGATCTCAATGTCGTATGCGATGTTCGCACTGGGACTGTTCAGTTTCAGGTACAGGATCGTGATGGCAATTGGTTCACTCCGGCTGAAGCCTCGTACACCGTGAATGATTCGAACTGTGTTCGTTTGCCTCGTGCAAACATGCCCGCGATTCGTATCATCGCAACTGCTGATGCAGCATTCTACATTGAGGGAGATCTGCGGTAATGCCTCATCCTCCTGCTTACACAGGAAGTCAGGATAACGACCAAACCCGCAGCGTTGACATCGTTCACATTGAACCGTCAATCCGGGAAGGAGTTCACCTGATTCCTAGTCTATATGGGCCGGAAGCATCCCGTCCCCTATATCGCTTCGCCCCGGTGAATGTGGTTCAACCCTTTCTCACCGGATCTGGTGTCATTCCCGGACGTGTTGTTTGTGAGGTTGGTACTTGGGAAGCATCTCCAACTGCTGATTACTACTATCAGTGGATGGCAGATGGTGTAGATATTCCGGGAGCCAACGCTTATGAGATATTCACAGATGAAACCTTTGATGGTGTGACTCTCACCTGTGAAGTTCGAGGTGATAACGGAATCGGAGAAAGTTATGCCATTTCTTCCAATTCTGTTCTCTGTACCTTGATTGAACCAATTGAACTCAGAGAAGCTGAGTTCTTTGGAATCACTGGTCTTCGTGCGAACAAACTTCAAACTATGTTCTCATATAACACCATGTTCATGACTGGTATTGGAACTGATGACCGTCTCGATACTATGCGTGCTGTCGCATATTTCACAACTGGTATGGGTGCTGATGATCGACATGACGTAAATGCCATGAACATTCCTGTGATTACTGGTCTTTCGGTTACAGATACTTTGTCTGTTCTCGAACGTGATCTTGGTATCGCAGTCATTTGGAATGATATTGGTGAACCTCTAATAGAGAGTGTTCCTCAGCCTTTGGCTATGCGAAACCAAAATGCTGAGCTTGGTGTCTTTGGTTGGGATATCTTTGGATCTGCAACTTATGTACAACAAGAGAATGGAGCAATTGATCCCATTGAAGGAAACCTCAGTTTCTATGGTGGATTCAATGTCCATCCTGCTGGATCCAACACCCCATACACTTCTCTATCTCAAGATGTGTATCTATGGGATGTCTGGCACGCAGACATTGATGCTGGTCTTTGCTCTATCGAAACCTATTGGCAACAAGGGTCTTCAACAAGTGAAAGTGATATGGCCAATATCCGTTTTGAGTTCTATGCCGCTGATGGCACAACTCTTCTTGGATTCAATGATGGTGCTGGTCTATTCAAAACCCCAGTCAATATCTTCTTTGCTCGTTCCTCTGACACTCCGATTCCTTCTGGAACTCGGTTTGTTCGACTCATCCAAGAATACCTCTGGGATGGATCAGGAAACAATAATATCAATGCCCAAATTGACTGGATCACTTCTTTCATTCGGAAAGGGCCGAAACTGAATACCCGGAACTTTGGACCAACCTTCGATAGCTGGAGGATCCGATTCCTGTCTGCGAACTCGTGGTCTGGTGGTGCTTTGTCTGAAGCAGAGTTCCTCGACACCCCAGCAGGTACGGATCTTGCGACTGGTGGTTCTATTCTGTTTGGTTCCGCTGGTTTCGGTGTGGTCAATGCTGACGGTGCTTTCGATGACACGAATGCCACCTACTGGGCAGGTGCTGAAAATTCCATCGCTGAAGGATCTTCTTGGATCGGATACAACAAAGCACTTCCTTGGAAACCACAAGCGATCAGTCTCACTGCTCGTCCCGGAAGTGCTGCATTCCAAATGCCTACGTCTTTCATAGTCGAAGGTTCTGATGATGGTATTCGTTGGACTGAGGTTGAATTCTTTGACACGACTCGTGTCGCTCGTAACTGGGATTCAGCAGAACGTCGTGTCTTCAACATCGGACATGGTACACAGCCATATGTGTTTGAAGCTCCATTC